CGAAACCTGTTCATCGTCCCAACGAAGATTTCTCTCGAATACATCCCGCGGTACATCCAACTCATAGAAAAGCAGCGCGGGGTCAAGATCGGGGTGATCGGGATCGATTATCTGGGGCTGATGGACTGCGACGGATTCAACGAATATGAGACCGTAAGCAAGATCGCGAGGGGCATAAAGTCTGTCGCGAAGGCGGTCAACCTGCCGGCCGTCATGCTCTCCCAGGTGAGCCGTAAAGGCGGTGACGGCGAGATCGAAATTTCCCTCGACATGGGTCGCGGAAGCGGGGCTATCGAGGAGGGCGCGGACACAGTCCTCGGGCTATGGCAGATGGAGCGGCCGTCGCTCGGAACGGACCAAGCAGTCGATTATGATCTGGTTTGCAGGATATTGAAAAACCGAAAAGGGCCAAAGGGTTCGAGGTGGGTTCTTGACCTAAACCCTAAGACGCTGCAGCTCGGGCGGGAAGCGGTTGAATATACTCCTCCGAAGAAAACGCGAAGGGTGAAGAGCGACGTATGATGGCCCAGGAATGCGATCCCCAGCTTGAGAACGGCTACGTCAGGATAGCAAACGAGCTATTCGAAGCCATGGCGGCAACGAGGTTGCCGGGCCGCCAGTGGCAAATCGTCATGACGATCATCAGGATGACCTATGGGTATAACCGGAAAGTGTGGTGCACGTCGAACCGAGAACTATGTGATATCACAGGCATGAAGCGCCAGCACATGCACGCCGATGTTCACGAGCTCGCCGAGAAAAATATAATAACTGTAACCGAAAACGGTGACAAATACGGTATAAAGGTTGGAATTCAAAAGAATTATGAAAAATGGAAGTGTAACCTAAATCGGTTACTGTCACCGAAAACGGTGACAACTGTAACCGAAAACGGTGACAAAGCGTCACCGAAATCGGTTACACATCCTTTAAAGACAAAAGACACAAATAAAGACAAGGGCATGGTGATCCCCCTGCCGTCCCAAAAACCTCAAATTGACACCGTCCCCTACGATGACATTGTCAGCGCATGGAACGAGGCCGTCGGGGATGTCCTGCCCGAGGTAAACAAGAAGCTCTTAACCGAAAAGCGACGGATCGTAATACGTGCGAGATGGTTCACGTCAGAGAAGACGCAGTCGGCCACCTGGTGGCGGGAGTTCTTCGGCGACACAGTGGCCGGATCGGCGTTCTTGATGGGCCGCTCGCCGCCATGCGCAGGCAGAAAGCCGTTCAAGGCCACGTTCGATTGGGTCATGAAGCTGGATAATTTTGTCAAGATCGTCGAGGGGAACTACGAATGAGATGCTCGGATAAGCTGAAAGCGGCGCTCGCATTCGTACAAGAGCAGAAGCGCCACGGAATAGAGCTCATGGTCCTCGATGGCTTGCCAACCCTGAACGCCGACCCAGGCATCACGCCGGAAGACAAAGAACGCTGGCAGGCCATGGCAGCGGCCGTAGACTCTATTTTGGCGTGCCGCACAGAGCTTTGCTATCTCGTGAAGCGTGGCTGGCTCAAGCTCCAGAAGCATGAGGGCTACGGCACATGAGAAATCCTGATGCGAAACGGGGTCCCATCCAGCCTGTTTTGGGTCCTTCCAGAAGGCATCCGAAATGCGGTTTAGACGACCACGATTCATCTTTACTTTCAGAGAAAAAATTGGATGATAAAAGTATAACATCCTGTAAGTGGTAAATAATCGATGAGCGACCAACTCCACATATCGCAAGAAACAGCCACTGCAGAAAGGCCCGCCGAGGCCCTGAAGAACATCCTCGACGTGGTGGAGTATCTGAAGGGCCTCGACAGGTACAAGATCGCCCAGGCGACGGTATACCGCCACCGCGATCATGGGAAGCTGCGGCCGCAGGCGGATGGCACATTTCTGGTTCGTGACGTCGATCGATACGCTCAGACATTTTTGAAGCTGAAGGATGGGTCCGGTGGATTTACCTCCAAGGCACCGGCGATCGCAGACGACAAGGCCTCCGCTGAGGCCCGCAAGGTATCTGCCCAGGCCGAGCACTGGGAGATCAAGACAAAGATCCTCAAGGGAAACTACGTCGAGCGGGCTTCTTTCGAGGCGGCCCTTGCTCGGCGGGCGGCGATATTCAAAAGCGACATTGAGAACTTCATCCGGTCGAGCAGCGCTGAAATGATCAAGGCCGTCGGCGGCGACGATCTCAAGGCCCCTGATCTTATCGAATTTTGGATGGAGGCCTCCGAGCGCTGGCTTGCTCGGTATTCCGAGGATGCAAAACACGAGCTTCCGGCGGCGGTAGACGCCGCGCGGCTCGACAGCGTAGGGGATTGAGCGCCGTGGCATCAGCAGCCTACGACATAGACAACTTCACCGAGCCCGAGCGCCGCGTGTTCCGGCCGCGTGAGCGGATATCCGTCTCGCAGTGGGCCGAGAAGTATCGCGTCGTGGTGCGCGGGCCTGCACAAGGGAAGTGGCGGAATGATTTGACGCCATACTGCCAGGAGCCCATGGACACGATCGCGCTGCCGTGGGTTCGGAAGGTGTTTTTGTGCTGGGCGCCGCAGACCGGGAAAACGTCGGTCGGCATTAACTTTTTGCTCTATGCGATCGACAATGACCCCGGCCCGGCAATGTACGCCATGCCCGACGAAAAGGTTTCCAAGCGGATCGCAAAAAGACAGCTGATCCCCACGATCCGCGCTACTCCAAGGACATCGGCGCTGCTGTCGTCTCGTATTGACGACGTTACCAGCATGCACGTCAATTTCACGAACGGCATGGATCTCATGATGGTCTGGGCCACGTCGGCCGCGGCCATGGCCTCGGAGTCTGTGCGCTACATATTCTGGGACGAGCCGGGGAAATACCCTGATTTCGTCGGCGAGGAGGCGGATCCGTTCAGCCTTGGGGATGTCCGGACGAACGCCTATCCGTACACCTCGAAGCAGATTTTCTACTCCACTCCAAAGCTGGACGGAGACGCCTTCGACCGCCTGATCAGGTCCGAGGCTGAGGAGACCCGGCGTTACCATGCGCGCTGTTCGATCTGTGGCCACCTGCAGATCATGCGCTTCGAGAAGATCCACTGGCACGGAAAGCGCGATCACCGCGAGGTCCTGCGCGGCAAGCTCGCGCGCTACACCTGCGAGCATTGCGGGATGGACTGGGACGATCACGCTAGAAACGTCTCCGTCCGCGCTGGGAGATGGAAGGCGGAAGCCCCTGTCGAGCGGCCGACGGCGATCGCATTCGGACCTCTGGAAAGCTGGTACTCGCCGTTTGTTTCGCTTTCAAAGGTTGCGGCGGACTTTTTGAAGGGCCAGGATGATCCGAAGAAGCTCCAGGCCTTCGTCACCCAGCATCAGGCGAGACCATGGAAGGAGGTCGTCGAGAGCAAGGCCGAGGGTGATCTATTGAAGCGCAAGACGGACATTCCGCCAGGGATAGCGCCGAGCTGGGCGGTGGCGCTCACGGCCGGGATAGATGTCCAGAAGCGCGGATTCTGGTTTGTCGTGCGCGCCTGGGGCGAGGATTTGTCCAGCCACCTTGTCCAGTACGGGTATTTGTCGACGTTCGATGAGGTCAGGGCGCTGATTTTCGATACGTGGTATCCGAAGGACGGGACTAAAGAACGGCTCCAGGTGTGGCGGGCGGCCATGGACACGGGCGGCGGCAAGGGCTCCGAGGACGACGAGGCGATCAGCCGGACCGAGGAAATCTACGAGTTTATCCGGAAGCACGGCCGGCGGGACGGAAAGCAGGTGATATTTGCGATCAAGGGGTCGAGCCGCCCACAGTTGATCCGCGTAAACTACCCCCAGGCCATAGACCGCATGCCGCGTAGCAACAAGCCAATTCCCGGCGGCCTTGAGCTGAGAACGCTCGATACATATGAGCTGAAAAAACTCCTGCACTGGAGGATCACCAGGAAAGATCAGAAGGTCGACGATGTCGGCAACGTGATCCCCGCCGACAGCCAGCGTTTCTACCTGCACGCAGAGACAGGCGTTGATTATACGAAGCAGTTTCTCGCCGAGGAACTGCGGCGCTCTCGCCGGGGGAAACTCGAATGGGTAAAAATCAGGAGCGACAACCATCTCTTCGACTGCGAGGTTATGGCCGCCGCCTGTGCCGACAACAGCTGGCACCCGAACCTGTCAGGGCTTGCCCGTTACACCAGGGCCAAAGATGGAAGCAGGCAGCGGCAAGCGGATGAGGCGGCGCGCGTCGAGCGCGAGACGCCGAAAACAACCATGGCGGCGGCTGTTCAGCAGCGAGTCGTATCGCGCCGCCGGCCAAGCGCTGGCGGCTGGATGAACGTGTGAGGAGGAGGCCAGAATGATCACAGAGCTACGCATGATCGGCATGAACGAGGTCCGCCGCTGGGCCTCGCAGCGCTCGGACACTGCGCTTGTCATGGGCGGGGGCCCGAGCATCGAGGAGGATTTCGCGGCGGTGATGGAGGACGGGTTTGACCCGGTGTTGATCTCGGTCAAGCAGCACGCCATGATCTATCTCGCAAGCGCCCAGGGGATCGCCGCCGATGTCTGCGTTTTTTTGGAGGACCCGGACCACCCGCGGCAGGTCGCTCTCAGGACCGCGCTGATGATGGCGCCGGAGGTCTATCGCGTGAGCCCGTTCGCCGCGTGGAGCCATATCCAGATCGATGAGCCCTGGTGGAACGGCGGTTTTTCGTCCGCGCTCGCCGTGTGGTTCGCCTGCGCGGCGGGTTTCGAGCGAGTGCTGATTGCCGGGATGGACTGCTACCAGGGCGCGCGGAAATACTGGTATGACCGGCCGGGGTACAGCCACCCGTGCCTGCGCTCGTCGGTCGAGGATAACCTGAAGGCCTGGCGGCCGGCGCTCAAGCATTGCCCGAACGCCGAGAGGATCCGGGCCGTGTCGGGGCCGCTGGTCTATGTTTTCGGGAGGTGGGATACATGACGACCAGAACCGTTCTTGCGGTGACGTTTGTCGGCTTTGGAATCGTGATCATTGTCCTGTGCCGCGTGGCCACTATTAACTGCACAGAAGGCCAGGCGCTGATCTCCATGTGGCCATACTGGATCGCGGCAGTGGTCTCTTGTTTATTTGGGGTATGGCTTGCGTCTTGAGGTGAGGCGATGGCGGGGAATGATCGGCGGCTGCTGGCGGGCAAGCAGGAGATCCTAAAATACCTGGGCATCGGCCACCAGGCGTTTCAGGACTTCATAAAAATGGGCCTGCCGGCCCAGGTTTTCCAAAACAAGTGGTATGCCCACGTCGACAATATCGACGACTTCTTCAAGCACATGACCAAGCGCGGCGCCCGGGAGTTTCCCGAGGACGCCGAATAGCATGTCAACATTTTTTTCCGTTCGTTTCCATATCTAATCCGTTTATATCCGTTCGTTTCCGAATTTTAGCAAAAACCGGGTGTATCCTGCGATCATTCAAGCAGGCACCCGGTTTTTCATTTTTCAGAGGAAATAAATGTGACCGAATACGCCTCGACCGAGCCCGAAAAGATCACCGCCGGAGACTACGTGCAGTGGAAGCGCGAGTCCTCCGGCTTTTCTATTCCCACGGGGGACGTTCCGAAGGCGTCGGCCGGGTGGGTGCTCACCTACGCGCTCGTCAAGACGGGCGTTAGAATCGCGATCACGGCGGCGACGCACGAGACGCACGACTTTCTGGTGACGCTCGCCGCCGCGACCACGGCAGGCTACACGGCAGGCGTCTACCAGTGGCAGGCCTATGTCACCAAGGCCGCCACATCCGAGCGCTACCTGGTCGACGCCGGAACGATCGAGATCCTCGCCAACTTCGCGGCGGCCTCCTCGGGTCTCGACGCCCGCAGCCACGTTAAGAAAGTCCTCGACGCGATCGAGGCCAAGATCGAAAGCCGCTCCACCAAGGATCAGGAGCAGATGGTGGTCGCCGGCCAGGTGGTGGGCATGATGCCGATCCATCGGCTGCTTGAGTGGTACAGCAAATACAAGGCTGCCTACGAAAACGAGCAGTCTGCCGAAAACGTCGCAAACGGCCTCGGGTCCGGCAAGAACATATTTGTGAGGTTCTCGAATGATTAAGGCCCTTCGGCGACTATTCGGCGGCAAGCCGCGCGCGGCGCGGTCGTTCGAGGCCGCCCGCATATCGCGCCTGGTGGCCGATTGGGTGACGAGCTCGCTCGCGATCGACGCCGACATCAAGGCCGGCCTCACGGTATTGCGGGCCAGGAGCCGCGATTTGTGCGTCAACAACTCCTACGGCA